TCCGAGTCGGTGAAGGCTTCTGTCACGAGGTCTCCGCAACTCTTGGTCTTGTCGACGAAGTGTTCGCAGCCTTTGCAGATATTAAGTCGGTCAGTCCTCTTTTGTGCCGTTACGAAGAACATCTTTCAGGATTTTTCGGGTGATGTGTAGTGAGCGATAAAGGGTCGATTCTCCAATGCGAGACCGTCGAGATACGTCAGCCATGTTCCACCCTTGCAGGTATAGAGAGAAGATGGTTCTATCAAACCAGGAGAGGCGGTCAAGGATGAGTTGCATTTGCTCTCGTTGGATTGCTTTTGTCCAATCGCTTTCGAAGGCTTGTTCTTTGGGGTCGGCATCTGTTACGTGATATAAGTCTTTGAATTTTCCTCGTGTCGCTTCGGTGTACATGGCTTTCACAAAGTACCCGAGCGGGTTTTCACTATCCCCATCGGGAAAGCGTTTGTCTAAACATCGAAGATAGGTGTGATGTACAAGGTCGGAAGGGCTGTCCGTCCATCGTCGAGCGATGCGAACAAGTTTTGAATAATGCTTCGTTAAAAAGCTATTCCAACCCTTTCGACTTCCTGAGTTCATTTACCTTCTCTTTATATATTTTGCAAAGTGCCTCCAGTTCGTGAACGCTGAATCGCTTTGTTTCGTTGCTCAACCGAACAAGCCGATCCGCTGTTCCTTCTCCGTGTAGTTGGTCAAGACGTTTCGCGAATTCGTATTGTGCGCCCCCTTCGAATCCGTTGCAAGCCTTGCACTGAAATTGAACGTTGAGTTCATCGAATCGGGTGGGCATCTTCTGACGTACCATGAAATGACCAGCGTCTGCGCTCTTGTAATGGCGCAAGCGATCGCAAGTGAAACAAGCTCCCCACCCTTCATCGTTGACCGCACGCAGCCGAATGAACTGAGAGAATATCTTGTCGAGTTTCTTCTTTGCTTTGCTTAAACTCATAAAACCTCGGTTTTTTTAAATATGAGGATGTTTTGATGAATCTTTACAAGTTTTCTACTCTTCATGTTTCCGTTCGCCCTCATCGAAGCACTCGCAATTGGATTTAATAATATTGCTTCATTGTAGAATTTCATGCCGCACCTTTCAAACGCCTTGACTGTATCGGGAACGAATCCAATATAATTGCCTTTTTTATCTCTTACCTCTCCAACCACAAAACAAGCGAATCCGCCAGCGGTCAAGAGATTGCAAGATTTTTGAATTATAGATTCATAGAGTTCGAAAAATTCTTTATAAGGCTTGTTCGAGATGTCTCCTTCTAGATCGCTGTATATCTCAAGATTCGCATATGGAGGACAACTAAAAACCAAATCAAATTCTTTTTTCAATCCTTCTAGAACCACCTTTGAATCGCCAACATACCAATTTGGTTGATTATTAACCTCCAAAATTTCAACACCTTGTTCTCTGTTGCTTGCTATTTGTTCTTCTCTTATATCAATTCCGGTATACTTGTATCCTAGTTTATTTGCTACAATACCGCGAACCGAACCACCCGCAAAGGGGTCGAGTATGCGCCCTCCCTTTGGGCAAAACCAATGATAAAGAACTTCACACAAAGCAGGATCAAAAATGGAGGTATAATTATCTTTGTTGTCATATCCTTGTTTCTTTGATATGTCCCGGTATAAATCCGTTCCGCTGTTTATGGATTTTGCGACGCGTCCAATTTCGCTTTTTATACCGAGTTTTTTCCAAGTCTTTTTCCGTCTCTGCCAATTACCCGTCTTCGTGTCTAAAACGCTAAACGGAGGCTCGATGAATTCATCTCGCAAAATCGGGTCGGTAACTATTACCTCGCCAAAGAGATTTACTTGTTCATTCATCATTAGGCGCGTTTAATCCGGGTATCAAGAAGGGGTTGTTCTTCATGCGCCATTCGAGGCGTGCTTGTTCGGGGTCGTAAGGCTTTACGTTGTGCGGGTCTTCAGCTCCTCGACTTACCGTCTTGTGTTGCTGTTCCAAGAGAGGGGCGCGTTCTGCTTCGTGCTTGATAATGCAGTCGCGGAACTCCTGAATCTTAAGTCGCTCGAAAAAGTTCCCGTAATATCCTTGCTTCATCCTCTCGCAAATTAACCTCAATTCCTCGAGTTTCAAAACCGGGAAGACTTCGAAGATCGTTTCTGCGCAAAGTGCCATGTCCTCGAATGAGTGAAGGGTCTTCTTTGCGTCTATGAATTGAATCGTCTTGTTGATCATCGTCACGACAGCCGCCCGAGTCTCTTCGGGATGGTAACGAAGTGCGGTGAGGATGTTAGTACCCTCCCACGCTTCTTTGTTCGTGGGTTTATAGATGCCCGTGCTTGAGATATGCTTCAAGCTGGTCTTTGCTTGGTTGCTTTGGAGTTCCTGTTTTGTTCGTTGTAAATTCATGACTTCGTTTTATCCAGTTACGCGCGGCAGCATTCCAATTCTTCATCTTGTTTCTGCCGGCTTTCCATCCGTTGGCTTCATAGTAGTTCCAAAACTTCTCGCCTTCGTCGCGAGATGATCCCGCAAGTTCGAATGAATTCATCGCTTCTTCCAAACTTGGTTCTTGAAAACGTACTCTCTTCACTACTTCTTTACTCTTCTCTTTACTCTTCTCTATACTATGCGCAACTGTAGTTGCAACTTTTGCGCCGATAGTTGCAACTTTTGCAACTGTAGTTGCTTCTACTTGCAACGATTGTTGCTTGTTCCTATCGTTGCTTGTTCCGATTGTTGCTTCTACAAGTACGCTCATCTTCCTTCGGTGACCATACCCTTCACATTTGATGTGTGCGGTCTCGCAAAGTTCCTTGCGCATCTTGCGGATGTATTGAGAAGATACCCCAAGAGACTCAGCGAGGAAGTCATCTCCTGCCCAACACGATCCGTCTTTGTGACTGAGCGCGTGAATTTTAGAGAGGAGAATTCTTTGCATGGGAGAGAGGTCATCCAACAACCAAATCTCCTGGGGGATCCATATTCCGTTCATTCTTACAAAGTTATATCGTAATTAAGAAAGGTCATTCGATGCCCTCTCTTTCACACAACAGAACTTCTTCTACGATCTCCGCGTATGTCGCTCCGCACGACTCGGATATCTCCGGGAGGTGCTTAAGGATATTCCGAGGCATACGCCCGCACCAATTGCGGACGGTGTTCGGGGTTACATCCAGAGTTTGAGCTGCGTTGAATGTCGAGCCGTAGTTCCTTATCAAGAACAGCTTGATATTATTCATATCGAGTGACCTTTAACGCGCCCCAAAAGAACGAACGAGAGACCTTCACGCGCTTTGTTTCGACCTTCTTCTTTGTGGTCTTCTTCTTTGGCGTGTATCGGTATCCGTTGAAGTTCATATTCGGCTGTATATACTTCGCCCAACGTGTCTGCATTCCGGGGAGCGTATGCCGTTCCATCGGTTTGATTGCCTTCCATTGGATTGGGCGCTTGCTGTTCTGATAGATGTTGCGGTTGATTGTATCAACGAGCTGCTTTTCTTCTTCAGGTGTCCAGTTCATAGCTTCGAGATAAGAGTGTTACGGATAGACAAAAGGAACTCAGCCGCCTCGAGAACCTTCTCAGGGTCGCTCTCTTGATTGATCGCATGACCGATTGCCCAACTTGCGTCGATACGCTTTTGGATGTCCGGGTTGCTTCCCCTTGATTGATTCGGAGTGAACCCGGGCTTCATGAGTTTCATCTTATCGCCCCACTTCGACGGGGTGACTTCGAATTCTACTTCGTCTCCGACACTCCAACGGTCTTCGCTCTTTGCAGATACTTCTCCGCTGTCTCCGGATTCGAGTTGGATTTCGAATTTGTACATCATACCGTTTTGGCTGTCATAGGTGCCATTCGGTTGAATGGTCTTGATTTTAGATTGTCCCATTTTCTTTGGTTTTGGGGATTTATTTCGTTCGCGCTCTGCGAATGGATTCTTTGAGTTGAGAGATAAGGCGGTCGAATTCCGCGTCTTCATCTCGGAGGTTTGCTGCGAAATCGTTAAAGTCTTTCGCTGGGTTTACGTTCACACTACTTCGGACGCATATTGGCTTGCTCATTGATCTGTTTGTTTAGTTGTTCGAGTGTACTTTCGAGGTCGAAGATAAGGCGGTCGATATCTTCTGAGTTGTGTTCTGCCTGCGCCCACTTGAAGTAAGCCAGTGCATCGGGTCGGAGTTCATTCATTGATATCAAAGAATAAACAGAAGTTAGGATAGTCCATCTTGACATAAATAAGTTCCTCGAACTCGTCCTTCGGTAGCTTGGAAAGGAAGAATTTATCTCTCCCTCCATAACCCTTCGTCCACAGATAAGACTTCCATCCATCTGCGATGTACTTGTCGCGGTGTTCGTTGAGGTGGTCTTCGTCAACGGGTGTCCATACGCTCGCCCGGTATGCAGATGCGGATGTTGTCCCGAGTCTTCCTGTCACCCAATTTTCTTCTTGGCTGTGGTTCATAGGTCGATGTTTTCTTGTACGATGTCCATTGCCATTTGAAGGGCGGTTCGTGTGAGACGATGGCTTGTGGGTTGCTCCTGTCGGAGGTCATGCAAAGTGAGCCACGCTTGCTTGAGTTCTGTTTGTTTGTTGTCGTTCATGGTAATGAAATAAAGCCCCGACCGAAGCCGGGGCGTTGGGTTTACTTCTTTCTCGTTACTTTCCTTACAATTGTCGGGGCTTCTCCATCATATGTCACCGATCCGTTTATACAATCAACAGAATATTGATCGTGAGAAAAGATCAAAATCGTATGTGGTTTTGCATTACTATAAACGTGTGCATTTCGTTTTGCTTCTTCTTCAGAAGCCCCCCTTCCCCATGTGTTGGGAGCAATACAGAGGTAGTTTTTTGCTTTTGCGTTTGTCATGGTGTTGTTGTTTTGTGTGTCGTTCATGGTAAAAAAAATAAAGCCCCGTAGGGCGTTTATTATGCTAAATACTTTTCTGAGCGTTTCACGTAGTTTGTAGCTTTTCGCAAAGTGTCTGTAGCAAATTCGCAAACGTCTGCGCTGTTTACTACGAAAAATGTATTCGCTCCGTTGCTTTCAATTGTGAAGTGCTTTGTGTTTGTTACTTGTTGCATGGTGTGTTTGTTTCGTTTGATGTCTCAAAGATACGCAACTTATTTCGTTATCCAAGCACAAAAGCAAATTATTTTTCTTTTTTACGCAAAAAAAGGGAGACCCCGTTGAGCCTCCCTCCTTCGTACAAACGTAACACGGGCGGTCAAACCCTAACAAAACAGAACCCGAATATACTACTTTTTCGCTGCCCCGAAATAATAATTCACCACCTGACCAACGAGAGTACCTTCCGCAAACCCGAGGATATGGAAGAAGATTTCTTTATCCTGCACCCCTGTCTTCGCCCATACGACCATGACAATCCCGATGATCATAGCAGCCGAACCGACAAAGACTTGCATCCAGTCACGTTGTCCCAGTGTCTTCGTGATTTCTATCTCTCGATTCCTTGCGTTGGCTCTGTCCGCGTTTGCGAATTCACTCATCATCATTCGAGCTTTCACCTTTTCTTCTGCGCTTGTGTCGGTGCTGTCGATTAACGCACTGATTGTGTGCAGTACGTCCGCACCTGGGACAACCTCCGCAATGAGGCTGAACACCTTCGGACTTTTCTCTTTGAACCATTTACCGAGCTTTGTTTCTTTTAGTGGAGTTCCTCGCATTGTATGTCGTATGAAGTGCCGTGAGGCTTGATTGAAAACTTCCAACCGCCCAACCGAGGAACCGAGAAGCCCTTCTCAACTTCCCACCCGATGGAACGGTCTTTCTTTTTGTATGATCCCGTTTGAACTACATGGACGGTCTCTTGTCCGTGATTGAAGTTGGATGTCAGTACGTCACGCATTACCGGGACATACCACTTTTGATGGGTGTGACCGCGTGCAATGATAACCGCCTGAGGGTAGTCCTTCATATCTATGTCCACGTTCAACACGCCCTTCGAGCGTTTGGCATTGCCTCCGTAACCGTGATGGTAATGAATCGGGAAACTCTTTCGCGTTCCCTTTCCTTTGCGGCTGCATTTCATAACCACCCATCCCGCATAATAACCCGCGATGATATTCCCCCCGTTAGCGTTTAGGATGCCCACCGTTCGTTGGATAGGATCAACCCCATGTCGTTTGGTGATGTTGGTCTCGTGGTTACCCTGTCCAATGAGCTTGATGATATCCTTATATGGTTCGAGTTTATCGGTGCAGTCCTTGATGACCTCATCGATATAAGCCATCGCCTTGAGTTCAGGACGCAGGGAGTCGTAAGAGCCGCGCGGATCGAACTTCATATTCATCAAATCGTACAAATCTCCCAGAATTAAAACAACCGCATTCTCTTCTTTGGCTCTGTCGAGGTGTTTAAAAAAAAGTTTGCGGTCGCACTTTACAGAATCGAAGTGAATGTCTGAGAGCAGGTAAACACTTCGCACGTCTTCGGAGTTCTCAAACTCGAACGGGAGAACGTGAATGTCCCGGTCTTTGGTAATTAGGTCATGCATATGTCCAGATTCGGTTTTCTTCTTTCATTTCGTCAACGTCGCAGTGTATGAAATTCTTTCCTATTCCTAACCGGGTGATGCCGACTTCCATCAACGCGTCAATGATGATAAAACGGTCTTGAGAATTAAGGACTTCGATATCTGCTGCGAGTCCTAAAAGGTGCGAGGAGTTACGGGAAGCGGGTAAACCCTTGGCAATGAGGGAGCGATTGTAATCAACCGTGCGAAAGCCCGAAGAAATTACAAACGGAATTGAAGCGCAATCTCGAGCTTCATCAAGCAACCGAAGGAAGCCCCTGTCCATCATACGTCCCGAGCCTGGAGCATCGGGAGAATCGAATTCTCTGAGTTTGAAGTGCCTCATCGTTCCGCGAGCATGAGTTCGATCTTGTGAACTGCCTTGACAACTTCCTTCATCATGTCCTTTAGTTCGTCTTTATCGCTCTCCACGCGGATGATTCGCCCCTTCAGCTTCTCAATTTCACGGTTTAGGTTTACCCAAACTCCCACGATCGCTATTGCGCTTGGAAGTATCATTAGAATTATTTCGGTCGAGGTCATCGAGGAACTTTTTCAATAAGGTTATATTTTCTTTTCGGCTCTTTCTCATCCGAAATATTGCTTGAGGTCTACGATGTTTGGAACGCCTCCGCTGCTTATGCTCATCCCGCTCTGGAAGTAGTCCGCTGGTTGCGGGAGCATATCCGCACCCGTGTTTGAACTGTACTCAGGAAACAAAGAGGAGTTGTTGCAGAGATATTGATACATTCGGTACGTGTAGAATTGGGCGTTTTGACGCGCTCTTTCCACTTCCCTATGTAGATCGTCCGGTGAGATGGTTTGAGTGGACTCTGATACCCTTAAAACGAGCGAGCCGTTGTCCATCTTCACGTAAAGAGACGGGATAAGTTCAACCATCGTCCACCAAAGGGTAGCTTTGCGGACGTAATCATTCATCAAAGTAGCGTAATCGCCCGTCAAACCACTTCCGGAGATATCGGTCTTCAGCTTCTCGAGAAGGTCGGTACCGAGATACAGTTGGATGTACTTGTCTTGAGAGAGGATAATCGAAGGAACGAGATAAGCGTCTTCGATGCTTCCGTTTATGTTGGTGATCCGCTTGATGTAATCCGGATTCACAAAGAGGACTTCAGCTTGTAGTGACATTTATCGGGGATTTATGAAGCCTTCGTTCGGCATATCGATGGGACGTTGTGCGACTCGCTTATCGTTCTCGGGTAATCGCTTCGCATCGACTCCCGCTTCTCGGATGAGTTTCTTCGCTTGGTTGACCGAGATCTTCTTGTTGTTCTTTCGCAGGTATGTTTGACGGCTCCAAAAGTGATGGCATCGCGCCCCGCCTTTGAACAAGAAAAGGTCATATGTGTCTTTACCTCCCGCCCCGAGTCCAGGGTTCACCGCTCGCAAGCTAGCCGCTTCGATGTCTTCCTTTCGGTAAACTTTACCAGCGTTAACCATCTGTTTACAGAAGGAACGGGAACTCTCTTGCGTAGACTTGGGAGCGTATGTGTAACGAACTTTGATGATCTCGGTATCTTGTTCGCTCTTGCCGTTGGGATTCGATGAAGGAACCCGAGCAAATGCCCACATCGCATCCCGTGCTTTCTCAAGGTCGTAATCGACAGGGGATTCGTCTATCAATTCCCATTCATCCGACATCTCTTCTCCTTTGTCGGTCAGATAGTCGACGCATCCATCGAGGTTGACTTCTTGCGGCTCTTCTGATAGCTGCACAAGTTGAGCATCGAGACCAGCGGCATTGAGAAGCGTTTTAACGGCTTCTGTGACCACTTGTCGAGCCGGTGCAATGACATTCTTCTCGAACAGTTCCGAAGCCTCTGCAAGCTCTCCACCGCCTCCGAGTTTACCCGGTACCGCAACCCCGAACATTTGCGGAGAGGTCACACGGTGTCCGACCATAATCTTCGAAGTAACTTCCTCCGAAAGAAACTGATATTGATTGTGAGCGTCCGACAATTGGAACGGCTCAAAGTCCGGCTTTCTATCGGGATCGTCTGAATACGTGACGATGAACTTCCCTGCGTTGCTCGCTCCGCTGAGTTGTCTTTCGATGTCCATCCGGATTCGGTTCCGCTCCTCTTGCGGTGGGATGCCGTTCTTGAAGTGTATGGAGAACGAAGGACTCATACCGTTCTTCATGTTGTTGATATGGTACACCCCGATTTCTTTATCAAGTTCGATATAGTTAATCGAGCCGACATAGTCCGGTTTCGGATAGTAGAACGAGCCAGGAGAGAAGGGCTTCACGTAAAGTATCTGCGTGGGGTGTTCGATATTACGCTCAGGGTTAAACGTGCATATCTCCGACGGCTCTTCTCGTTTATCGTTCCAATCCTTCGAGTAATAATAATACTCGACTTTCTCATCTTCATTCACGAAGCCCGAGCGGATATTCTCAAAAGGTAGATGTGAGACGTTGGCGATAGTCGTTCGGTCGATGCTCCAATTCACCTCGAGAGCGAAGCCGCCTTGAATCTTAAAGTCGAGACACGCCTTGCGGAGTTCGTCGTTTAGATTCCATTGGTCAAAAGCGAGCCTTCCATCGAGGGTCGTAGCGTCAAACCCTTCACCGAAGATCATCATCGCAATAGTTGTCGACAATGCGTTGTGAGTAGCGGACGAATGATAGAGGTCGACGAGGTATTGCGGGAAGAGGTTGTCATCTCCGTAATTAACGAAGCCCATCTTGTTAGCTGTCTCCCGATAGGATCGCTCTTCGTATTGGTTGAGTTGGATTAATTCCATTATTGGTAATATATGTAATTATCGGGGATGTTGATATCCGGGATTTCGTAGCCTGTCGCACCCGCTACGTTCAAAGTACCTTGCTCGAGGAGTCCAACAACCGAAACATCGGACGCGTTGAGGTTCGTTGAGCTGTTCTGTCCGTAAGCCTTGTACGTGTAGAGACCTGTCTCCGTGAGAAGAACACGGCTTGATGATCCGAGCGGTTGATTCGTGTAGACGCTGATTTTTGTGTATCGAGCGTTATCGACTTCGACATCTCCCACGAATGCATGTTGGTCAGTGCTTGCCATGTTCTCCAAAATTATGAGATAATTCGTGAACGCGTCAAAGTCTTTTTTCATCTCTGCGAGCGTCAAGTAAATGAACTGCTCGTCTGCGCTGTTTGGGTTGAGGTGTATCATGTGGAATCAAAAAAGGGA